TGAGATTTGAGTTTCATCAATCAATGAATGAGATTTGAGTTTCTGATTTCAATGAATGAGATTTGAGTTTCTGATTTCAATGAATGAGATTTGAGTTTCTGATTTCAATGAATGAGATTTGAGTTTCATCAATCAATGAATGAGATTTGAGTTTCTGATTTCGAACAATGATACAACTTGATTTGTTTGTGTTGTTAATATTTTTGATTTAACTTGTATTCTCAAATATATTTGAAGATGAAATATATTTGAAGTATAGAACAATAATTTGAAAATCAATGAATGAGATGTAAGTTTCTGATTTCAAACAATCAATGAATTTTAAGATTCTGATTTCAATCAAACATGATTCATATTCGAATTCATATTCGAATCTCAAAATAACAAACATATCAATCTATTCAAACTATAATTTAATTTAAATCAAATAAAAATCTAAATTCAATACCAACAATAAAACAATCATTTTAATTTCAAACTTTATATTCAACATCAAAAGATGATTTCTTCTTTGACACAGAGATATGAGAATCTTAAACAAACTCCAACTGTGTTTCCAAAACAAAAACAAAGGACAGAACATGGAACAAATGAAGATGTGATTTTATATTCACAAATGGAAAACTCAACTGTTTGTTCGTTATATGATTTCCCAGCATGTTCAAGAATTCAATTATATACAATGTCAATCTTAAATTATGTTCCATTTACTGAGCAAGATTTACTTGAACTCGATCAAGTGTCTCTCGCATATTATCTTCAAGTTCGACTTCTTTGTCCATATTTACTTCAAAAACCAAGAGCATCAAATGTTACCTTATCAAACGTAAAACCTAAATCAGAGAATGAAATATTTTTATTAGGTAAATCAGGTATCGTGATACCTGCAAGTAACATTGATTCTCAATCAGAATCATATAATTTTTCTTATTTAAATATTCCTATTCAAACATGGTTGTTTTGGTATGGACAATATCCACCAGCAATTACATTTAATGAATACGTTGTACTTGAAAATATACCTGAAAATATTTTGGATAGAGCACTGAGAACTTTGGGTATCACAAATGTCGAATCATTGTATCTCGAACATAAATTGTTTATTCTTTCTAGGAACCATGTTTTTCCTGAGGTTGAAACATCCATCGAGCAACTCGAATGTACAATGGAATCATGTGATTTATCAAAATGGAATCAAAAAGAAGACAACACACTTGATCAATCAAACCCAGAACAATCAAACCCAGAACAATCAAATGATAAAACAAAAGATGATAACCTCAATTTTCATTTTACTCAAAATGAATGGTTAAATGATTTATCCATCACATCACATAAATATCAAAATGAACCGTTCGATAATCCATTATTCTTTAATTCAGATTTTAAAATGTAATATTTGAACAAATTCACAAAAGAATCTTTCTTTTGTGAATCCAAAATAATGAGTTGTGCACCAGCCAGCACATGCACATTTACACCAGATAGATCAAACCCAGATTCTGTAACTGTCGGTAACCACCATTACGTCCTTGGATATTGTAATTTTCCTTTACCCGGTGATTTTATTGGTGCTTCACCTAATTTTCCTGATGATTCTGTATATCAGGCTGTTTGTGAATCTCTATCACCAACTGTTCATAATGGAAGTATTTTTGGTTCATATCGCGATCCAGAATGGGTTCATGATTCTGCTGGTTCCATAATATCTACACAATCAATATCAGATCCTGATTATTGGAACCAAAACACTTGCACGATAAGTTCATGTCACAGACCAAACGAAAGTAAGAGTGATTGTGACACGAGTTCCTTTTCATCTGATAATGGATTGAAAGGAAGAAGACCTCGATGTCGTCGTGTGGGATACTCTGGATTTCCACAACCATGTTGTTTCAAAGATGTTAGAGGATGTGAAATAGGTAGTTTACATGAAACAACTCCATCTACTAATGGTGGAGTTGCTGTATGCAATCCAAATTTAGCTAATTTAGGAGGAGAAACTTGTGGAAATTCGATTGACATGACCGAATATTGTTATGGATTTGCGGCTCCTAAATATATCAGTCTTTCACTTCCAGGATCAGGTAACAGTCTTCGAAGATTTGAAAATGCATGGTTATCAGGGGATTGTGTTAAATTTATTACGAGACAAATCATTAAAACACCAAGTGGTAATGAATTTTGTTCTTGGCAAAACTATCGAGTAGATGGATCAAATAAACCGGTAACAACTAATTTTTCAGCTGCAGGGTTTACCAGAGCAAGAAAAATTATGACGAGAGTTTTGAAAGAATTTATGAAGTTGTTTGGTGGTATTAGAAATCCTGGTGATAAATATTATACACCATTACAACAAAAACTATTTGATGTTTGTTATAATTATCCTGGGTTATGTTCAGAAGGTTTAAGAACCATTTGTTCATCAGAGACACCTGATACACTGAAAAGAAATCCGGCATTAGCAAAGTGGTGTGGTTGTTACATGCCAGATGGACAGTACTCGCGTTATACATCAAAATTTGGTGTTCCAATTGAATGTACACCTGTTTGTACACAACCAACTACAATAAAAAAAGTTCAAGCTAATTTACGTGATATACAAAATTGCGGTCGAAACGTATGTGTAATTGATGATGTAAACATAGATTTATATAATTCAACTATTGCTGGTGACATTGAACTCAAACAGTTGTGTGGTGGTTGTTCGGGTTCTTCGTCTTGTGGTTGTTTCATTGATGATGTAAATATTAGTTTGGTCAATTCAAAATTAGAAGGTGGAATCAACATTGGTCAAACTTGTGGTAGTCAAAAATGTTATAAAACTGGTGGATCTGATGGTCTTCAAAAAATTGAGGTTCCGTGTGGTTCAAATACAGATCCATTTGCGAGTAACACTGATGATAACTCTGTAAGTGTTGTTCGTGAGAAAAGAATAAGTACTCAGAGTTTAATATTGGTTGGTGTTGTCTTTGTTTTATTGATAATAATTTTGTATTTTTTGTTGAGACCAAAGAAAATAAAAGTAGTTCGACCTGTAATTCGAAGAAGATAATCTATTTTTTTAATTGGTTGTTTTAATTGAATATGTGAAAGAAATGATATTTTGTTTTTGATGAAGATAAGTATGAGATTTAAGATTTGAGTTTTGAGTTTTAAACAATGATATAGCTTGATTTATTTGTGTTGTTAATATTTCTGATTTAACTTGTATTCTCAAATATATTTGAAGATGAAATATATTTGAAGCATAGAATAATAATTTACAAATCAATGAAATATATTTGAAGCATAAAATAATATTACAAATCAATGAATGAGATTTGAAACATAAAATAATAATTTACAAATCAATGAATGAATGAGATTTGAAGTTTCTGATTTACAAATCAATGAATGAATGAGATTTGAGTTTCATCAATGAATGAATGAGATTTGAGTTTCATCAATGAATGAATGAGATTTGAGTTTCATCAATGAATGAGATGTAAGTTTCAAACAATAATATTAACAATAATATAAATGAGTTTATATTATTGTTAATATTTCTGATTTAACTTGTATTCCCAAATATATCTGAAGTATAGAATAATAATTTGAAAATCAATGAATGAAATTCGAGATTTACAAATCAATGAATGAGATTTCAAATTTCAAATCACAAACAATCAAACAAATATATCTAATTCATAAATTAATAGTTGAAAAAAATATGGGAACAACATTTTCAGCTTCAGGTGTCGACAATGAATGTGTTGGAATTATAAATGATTTTGGTGTTGGATTTAGTACACTTGATGGTTGGAAATCAGCATGGACAAGTCGAAATTGCATTGACCAGTTTCGATCAAGAGCATTTCCTAATTTCACATATGATCCTGTCAGAGTTTCTTTAATTTCAAAAGATTTTCTTAAGATCTATGAGAGATATACACTTACTTATAATAAAACAATAACTTCATCTGGTCAACCAAACTACGATGCTTTTCAAGAGAATCTTCGCGAGATGTGTATCGCAATACCTGGGGCATGTGATGGAGCGATGTTCGGACCAGGACCAGATGAACTTTTTTTAGGTGATCCAGTATGCACAAATCAAACTAGAGAATCAATTTCAACAAATTTGAGTAAAATACAATGGTGTGGGTGTTTTGTTGATCAAGCTATTGGTATTAATCCTGGTTGTGATCCAATATGTAACCGACAAGATACAATCAGGAAATCATTGGGTGAAGGAAGGGTTGAGCGTTGTACAGATCCAATATGTGTTATTGACAATGTGACTATAACTCTCGCTCAAACTCAGTTTGGTGGTGAAATAAAAATTAATCAAGTGTGTCCTGCATGCACGGGTTCTGATTGTATATGTGTAGGATCTATTTCTGCAATACAAACATCAGGTTTACAAGCAGAAGTGAATCAAGCTTGTAAACCCGGTTCATCTTGTTTCGAAACAAATGAAACGACAGGTCAACAAACGATAGTTCCTTGTGCAGATTCCGGAGCTTCAATTGCTTCAGTTGGAATGTTTCCTTTACCTATTTGGTTTTATATAATTCTCGGGATAATAATTTTGATATTTTTAATAATAGGTATTTCTATATCTCGCTCAAGTATAAAAAATAAAAATCTCTCATCTTCAATAAAAACAGGTGGAAATAAACCTGTCGCACCTCGAAAATGAGAAAACATTTTTTACAAAGTTAAAATGCCCAAATCAAGTTCGTCATCAACTGTAACTGAAACAATTATTGTTGGTGGGGGTCTCACAACAACCACAGATAGTTCAAGCGATATTTTAGATCCTTCAAGTAAAAGTTGTAGTTCTTCATCAGGTAGTTCAGGATCATCAAGTAGTTCAAGTTCAACACCGAAGAAAAAAAAGAAAGGACGTTCCCGTAGAAACAAAAAGAAAAGAGAAAGTAGTAGTTCATCATCCTCATCAGATACAACTACAGTTACAATGACACATCATCGAAGAAGATATCCATTACCTGAACAACAGTGTCAAGAAGAAAAGATACCTTGTGTTTTACAAAGAGGTCCTTGTGGGCCTGTAGGACCAACAGGACCAATGGGACCAAAAGGTGAAAGGGGACAAAAAGGTATTCAAGGAAACTGTGGTATGACAGGACCACAAGGAAGTGATGGTCCTGAAGGACCACAAGGTTGTGCAGGACCAAGAGGAGTAGCGGGACCTGCAGGACCACCTGGACCACAAGGTCCAACAGGATCGCGAGGACCACAAGGAATACAAGGAATACAAGGTTGTAGAGGAATTGCTGGACCAACAGGGCCTGCTGGGATTTGTTCATGTTCATCAACTGTAATTGTTACTTCAAATATTCAATTGACTGATGAATGTATTGTTATTGTTGATCAAACATGCTCAAAAGTAACACTGACTTTACCTGAAAATCCTGATGATACGAGAATAATAAAAATATTATCTATTAGTGGAACAATGAAACATGATGTTGTTTCAAGTACAACAGCAAGTATCAATGGACAAAAACATAAAACATTATTGAGTGGTAAATTTGTTACATTCTTATATTATCAAGGAAACTGGTATGTACCATTGTAAATTTGATATGTGTATTATTTTTTAATTTAACTAATTTAAATTAGTTAAATTAAGATTTTAATTAATTAAGAGTACATTGATTGATGAATTGATTTTGAATAATCTTTGATTCTTAAGCAAAATAGAAAAGTAAAATACATTTCTCTGTTTCTTTTATTTTTTAAGTTGAATGGAGTTAATGTGGTTAAATTTTTAACATCAAAGTTAGCTATATTTTTTATTTTATTGTTATACAAATATAACTCTGATAAATTTTGCACATCAAAGTTAGTTACATCTGATATTTGATTATAACTTAAATATAATTTTGCTAAGTTTTTTACATCAAATTTATTTATATTTGATATTCTATTATAACTTAAATCTAACAAAGTTAAATTTTTCACATCAAACTTATTTATACCTGATATTTTATTATCATTTAACCTTAATAAAGATAGATTTTTTACATCAAAGTCAGTTACGCGAGATATCTTATTACCATTCAAATGTAACTCTGATAAATTTTTTACATCAAATTTATTTATATTTGATATTATATTGTAATTCAAATTTAATATTTTAACATTTTTAAAGTTAATTCTTACTATATCTTCCGTAGTTAAATCATTTAATGATAAATTTAATTCAGTACATCTATCAGGTATCTCTTGATTTTTAAATTTATCGTAGCTCCAATCAAGTTTCATTTTTAATTTAACTACTTGAGTAGTTAAATTATTTTTCAGTTATTTTATTTATTTATGAATACATTGATTGATGAATTGATATTGAATAATCTTTGATATTTAAGCAAAGTAGAAAAGTAAAGTACATTTCTATGTTTCTTTTATTTGGATCTTTTAAGTTGAATGTGGTTAATGTGGTTAAATATTTTTGATCAAAGTTATTTATATTTTTTATTTTATTATCACTCAAATCTAACTCTGATAAATTTTTAACATCAAACTTAGTTACATCAGATATTTGATTATCACTCAAAATTAATTTTATTAATTTTTTAACATCAAACTTAGTTACATCAGATATTTTATTGTTACTCAAATATAACTTCAATAAATTCTTCACATCAAAGTTAGATATATCAGATATTTGATTAGAAATCAAATTTAACTCTGATAAATTCTTTACATCAAAGTTAGTTATATCAGATATTTGATTATCACTCAAATTTAACTCTGATAAATTCTTCACATCAAAGTTAGATATATCAGATATTTGATTATAACTCAAATATAACTCTGATAAATTTTTTACATTAAACTTAGTTATATCAGATATTTGATTATAACTCAAATTTAATATTCTAACATTTTTAAAGTTGATTCTTAGTATATCATATGTAGTCAAATCATTAAATGATAAATCAAGTTTGACACACTCATCAGGTATCTCTTGGTTTTTAAGATTGTTAAACTTTCCACCACTCCAATCAAGTTGCATTATTTAATTTAACTACATGAGTAGTTAAATTATTTTTCAGTTATTTTATTTAATTAACAATACATTGATTGATGAATTGATTTTGAATAACCTTTGATATTTAAACAAAATAGAAAAGTAAAGTACATTTCTTTGTTTCTTTTATTTGGGTCTTTTAATTCAAATGGATTTAATGTTGTTAAATATTTCTGATCAAAATCATTTATGTTTGAGTCTGATATTTTATTGTTATACAAATACAACTCTGTTAAATTCTTTGCATCAAAGTTAGATATATCAGATATTTTATTACAACTTAAATTTAATTCTGTTAAATTCTTTGCATCAAAGTTAGATATATCAGATATCTGATTAGAAATCAAATACAACTCTGTTAAATTCTTTACATCAAAGTTAGATATATCAGATATTTCATTCCAACTCAAATCTAACTCTGATAAATTCTTTACATCAAAGTTAGTTATATTTTTTATTTGATTACTATTAAAATTTAATAAAATTAAATTTTTTACATCAAAGTTATTCAAATCAGATATTTTATTCCAACTCAAATTTAATACTTTAACATTTTTAAAATTAATTCTCAGTATATCATACGTAGTCAAATCATTATATGATAAATCAAGTTTAAAACACTCATCAGGTATCTCTTGATTTTCAAGATCGTTAAACTTCCCATAACCCCAATCGAGTTCCATTTTAATTTAACTACTTGAGTAGTTAAATTATTTTTCAGATATTCACGTTATTTATGAATGCATTGATTGATAAATTGATTTTGAATAACCTTTGATATTTAAGCAAAATAGAAAAGTAAAATACATTTCTCTGTTTCTTTTATTTTGATCTTTTAATTTGTATGGAGTTAATGTTGTTAAGTATTTCTGATCAAAGTCATTTATGTCTGAGTCTGATATTTTATTGAAAATCAAATTCAACTCTGATAAATTTTTTACATCAAAGTCAGTCACATCAGATATTTTGTTCCGTTTTAAACACAATATATTTAAATTTTTAACATCAAAGTTATTTATATCAAATATTTGATTATCTGTTAAATGTAACTCTGATAAATTTTTTACATCAAAGTCAGTCACATTAGATATTTGATTATAACTCAAATGTAACTCTAATAAATTTCGCACATTAAAGTTAGTTATATTTACTATTCGATTATGATCCAAATATAACTCTGATAAATTTTTTACATCAAAGTCAGTCACATTAGATATTTGATTATAACTCAAATGTAACTCTAATAAATTTCGCACATCAAAGTTAGTTACATTTACTATTCGATTATGATCCAAATTCAACTCTGATAAATTTTTTACATCAAAGTTAGTTAAATCATATATTTTGTTCCAATCTAAATACAAATTTGATAAGTTTTTAACATCAAAGTTAGTTACATTTGATATTTTGTTGAAACTCAAATATAACTTTGTTAAATTTTTTACGTCAAAATTAGTTAAATCAGATATTTTGTTAGAACCCAAATTCAACTCTGATAAATTTTTTACGTCAAACTTAGATACATCAGATATTTGATTGAGACTCAAGTCTAACTTTGATAAATTTTTTACGTCAAAGTTAGTTATATTATTTATTTGATTGTAGTTCAAATATAACTCTGATAAATTTTGCACATTAAGGTCAGTTACATTAGTTATTTTATTGCCACTCAAATCCAATGTTTTAACATTTTTAAAATTAATTTTGAATATATCATTTGAAGTCAAATTATTATATGTTAAATCAAGTTTGAAGCACTCATCAGGTATCTCTTGATTTTTAGGATCATAAAACTTTCCATAACTCCAATCAAGTTTCATTCTTTAATTTAACTAGTTGAGTAGTTAAATTATTTTTCAATTATTTAGTGTTTATTTTAAATATTAGAAATACATTGATTGATGAATTGATTTTGAATAATCTTTGATTTTTAAACAAAGTAAAAAAGTGAAGTATATTTCTCTGTTTCTTTTATTTTTATCTTTTAATTCGAATGGACTTAAATTTGTTAAATATTTCTGATCAAAGTCATTTATGTCTGATATGTGATTAGAATTCAAATCTAACACTGATAAATTTTTAACATCAAAGTTAGTAAAATTAAATATTCTATTTTGACTCAAATATAATTCAAAAAGATTTTTAACATCAAAGTTAGTAAAATTAAATATTCTATTTTGACTCAAATATAATTCAAAAAGATTTTTAACATCAAAGTTAGTTATATCTGATATTTGATTATAACTTAAATCTAACACTGATAAATTTTGCACATCAAAGTTATTTATATTTGATATTTGATTATTATTCAAATATAACTCTGATAAATTTTGCACATCAAAGTTACTCACATCTGATATTTGATTACTATCCAAATATAATTTTGTTAAATTTTGCACATCAAAGTTATTTACATCTGATATTTGATTATAAAATAAATCTAACACTGATAAGTTTTGTACATCAAAGTTACTCACATCTGATATTTGATTATCACTCAGATTTAACTCTAATAAATTTTTAACATTAAAATGATGAACATCAGATATTTTATTATTACTCAAATTTAATTCTCTTAAATTTTGAACATTAAAGTTAGTTATATCTGATATTTGATTATTATCCAAATATACCTCTCTTAAATTTTGCACATCAAACTTAGAAACATCTGATATTTTATTGTGACTTAATTTCAATAATTTGACATTTTTAAAATTAATTTTTAATATATCATTCGTAGTCAAATTATTATTTGATAAATCAAGTTCGACACATTCATCAGGTATCTCTTTAAAATCATAAAACTTCCAATCACTCCAATCAAGTATCATTTTAATTTAACTACTTGAGTAGTTAAATTATTTTTCAGTTATTCAAGTATTAAATAAACACTAAAAATACATTGATTGATGAATTGATTTTGAATAATCTTTGATTCCTAAACAAAGAAGAAAAGTAAAATACATTTCTCTGTTTCTTTTATTTGGGTCTTTTAAGTTGAATGGATTTAATTTTGTTAAGTATTTTTGATCAAAGTTATTTACATCTGATATTCGATTGTTGTACAAATATAACACTGATAAGTTTTGTACATTAAAGTTATTTACATCTGATATTCGATTACATTCTAAATTTAATTCTCTTAAATTTTTAACATCAAAGTTATTTACATCTGATATTCGATTATTTCCCAAATTTAATTCTGATAAGTTTTGCACATCAAAGTTATTTACATCTGATATTCGATTATTGAATAAATCTAATTCTGATAAGTTTTGCACATCAAAGTTACTTACATCTGATATTCGATTATTGAATAAATCTAACACTGATAGATTCTTAACATCAAAGTTAGTTACATCTGATATTCGATTATCTCCCAAATTTAATTCTGATAAGTTTTGCACATCAAAGTTATTTACATCTGATATTCGATTATTGAATAAATCTAATTCTGATAGATTCTTAACATCAAAGTTAGTTACATCTGATATTCGATTATCTCCCAAATTTAATTCTCTTAAATTTTGCACATCAAAGTTAGTTACATCTGATATTTGATTACATTCTAAATCTAACACTGATAAGTTTTGTACATCAAAGTTATTTACATTTGATATTTGATTATCTCCCAAATATAATTTTGTTAAGTTTTGCACATCAAAGTTACTTACATCTGATATTTGATTCCAACTTAATTCCAATACTTTAACATTTTTAAAATTAATTTTTAATATATCATTCGTAGTCAAATTATTATCTGATAAATCAAGTTTGACGCATTCATCAGGTATCTCTTGGTTTTTAAGATCATTAAACTTTCCATTACCCCAATCGAGTTCCATTCTAATTTAACTACCTAAGTAGTTAAATTATTTTTCAGTTATTTTATTTAATTAAGAGTACATTGATTGATGAATTGATATTGAATAATCCTTGATATTTAAGCAAAGTAGAAAAGTAAAGTACATTTCTCTGTTTCTCTTGTATTTATCTTTTAATCTGTTTGGACTTAATTTTGCTAAGTATTTCTGATCAAAGTTACTTACATCTGATATTTGATTATTATTCAAATTTAATTCAAAAAGATTCTTAACATCAAAGTTAGTTACATCTGATATTTGATTATTGAATAAATATAACACTGATAGATTCTTAACATCAAAGTTATTTACATCAGATATTTGATTATTGAATAAATATAACACTGATAGATTCTTAACATCAAAGTTAGTTACATCTGATATTTGATTACGTTCCAAATATAATTTTGTTAAGTTTTTAACATCAAAGTTACTTACATCAGATATTTGATTATCTCCCAAATATAATTTTGTTAAGTTTTTAACATCAAAGTTACTTACATCTGATATTTGAGTGTTACTCAAATTTAATTCAAAAAGACTTTTAACATCAAAGTTAGTTACATCAGATATTTGATTACGTTTCAAATATAATTTTGTTAAGTTTTTAACATCAAAGTTAGTCACATCTGATATTTGATTACGTTCCAAATTTAATTCAAAAAGACTTTTAACATCAAAGTTAGTTACATCAGATATTTGATTACGTTCCAAATCTAACACTGATAAATTCTGCACATCAAAGTTACTTACATCTGATATTTGATTACCGTATAAATCTAACACTGATAAATTCTGCACATCAAAGTTACTTACATCTGATATTTGATTGTTACCCAAATTTAATTCTCTTAAGTTTTGTACATCAAAGTTACTTACATCTGATATTAGATTATCTCCCAAATTTAATTCTCTTAAATTTTGCACATCAAAGTTAGTCACATCTGATATTTGATTATAACTTAAATCTAATTCAAAAAGACTTTTAACATCAAAGTTACTTACATTTGATACTCGATTCCAATTTAATTTCAACACTTTGACATTTTTAAAGTTAATTTTTAATATATCATTCGTAGTCAAATTATTATTTGATAAATCAAGTTTGATGCATTCATCAGGTATCTCTTGGTTTTTAAGATCATTAAACTTTCCATTACCCCAATCGAGTTCCATTCTAATTTAACTACCTAAGTAGTTAAATTATTTTTCAGTTATTTAAGGTGCATTGATTTATGATTATTCAAATAACATTTTTGTTAATGGACACCATATAATAAAGTAATTCTGATTAATTTTTATTGCATTGATTATTTTAACATCGATCAAACATAATTATGTTTGATCGATGTTAAACACATGTGTGCAACCCAATTTTAACTTTAATAAAGTTCTCATAGTAAATTTAGACACATCATTTATTTTAATTAAAGATGTCTGACAATTCTTACATTGTTAATTTATTAATAAAATTTTTATCCGAATTTGACCAAGAAATACCTAAAAATGTTTTAGGTATTTGAATTATTTGAGTTGTTGTTAAAACTACGTTCAGTGGATTTTATGTTAGTGGATTTCATGTTAATTAAACCAGAATAGTTTAATTAACATTCAATTTTAAAAACTCAAAACATCTAAAAATAATTCATTGAATCTTACTCAAAACACATTATTTTTATTTAATGTGTTTTGTTTGTTTTTCTTTTTCTTTTTGTTTTTTGTTTTTTTGTTTTTTTCTTTTTGTTTGTTTTTGTGCGATTATCTCGCTTTTTCATGGAACAGAACCCACCTCATCCCCAAGGATTCTTTGTAGGTCTTTTAGGGACATTGGCTCCTGTGGATTTTCGTCCGACTTGAGTGTCAACTTTGAGTTCCGCTCTTACTGGTTGAGCGCGATGATGCGATTGTCTTTGTCTTTGTCTCTGGTCAAAATGTTGATGACCCTTGTTCTGTTGGTGTTTCGGATTTACGTCAGTCAATCCATGGTTGTGAGTAAAATATTTCACAAACCGATCATGACTGTCAGTCGTATGATCCCTGGGATTACTGATTTTCTTCATATACCACGTCAAGATCCGAGGATCACTCTTTCCAACCAAGTACGCTTGGGCTTCTCCTACATTGATGTATTTGATGTTGTCTACGACGAATGTCACTTTTCCATTGCTCTCGTTTTCAAAAGAGTTAATTTCACAACATTCTTCATTCGGATGTCTCACGATATCTTCATGAATTGTGCGAATGACATCTTCGAATTCTTCGTCTTCGCTTTTCTTTGTCAGAGTTGTTTCGACAAACAATGTAGAGAAAACATACCGACCACAAGGATACTTCATTGTGAGTGAAACAGTTCTATTGTCACGAACCGGTATGTTGATTCTCGTGCAATGTGTTTTTGCTAGAGATGCAACGTCTTCATTGGGAAAGCGAATTTGCACGACCCATCCTTTCAGGATTTTCTTTTGGTGGTCGTTCTGAGGAACGACGAATCCGTGAAAGATCTCGTTTCCGAGAATTTGGATCAGTTTCGTTCGAATTACGTCAGTGACATTTCGAATGTCAACCGTAGATGGAACGAACACTTCAAGAATCGAAGGATACTCTCTTGGTACGAAGTACAACTGAGTAGAGATCGAGTCCAGGTCGTGAACCTGGTCTTCCGAAATCGGAAAACGCAATCCACAGACTGCAGTCTCTTGAAGTGAAACACTGATGGAAGGAATAACTCTGTCAATTTCTCCATCAAAACACCCCGAATCACTCAAAAATTGAGGAATGTCAGGGTTTGGACCAGGGTCGTTTCTTTGAATTTCATCCCAAATCTCTTCGATTCTTTTTGCTAAAGTAGTCTTTTGGACTTCATTCAGAGGAATTGAAGGTAGTTCTTCAGGAAGAATTCTTGGATACAAGTCATCGTAGTTCACATCAAAGTCTTTTGGAACTCGAATTTCATCGTCAACAAGGTCAACGTTTTCATCGAGTCCAACACCGATTTGATTGAGTTCATCGAATTGTTCGGTCTTGTCAGCCCATGAACCATTCGAGACATCGATTGCTGAACACTTGCGGTACACAATTTCGATTTTTTCCAAGATTTCTTTTCTTTCTTCGGCAGAAAAAGAAGAAAATCTTCTTTGGATTTGCTGCGCCATCTCTTTTCCGTTTGGGCGCTTTCCAATCAAAATGTGGTAAGCTTCGCTGTATTCAGGTGGAAAAGTAACGTATACTTTTCCAGTCGCGTCACCTGTGACTCGTCTCACGACGGTAATCACAAGGTTTTCCGAGATTTTCTTGGCAGCATTTTTTACTCTGCTGTAAGTACAACTCTCAAAGACCCTTCGAAACCAGGTTTTAACCTGAGTTTCTTGAATGTCGATACAAACCCTATCAAGGGAACCAGAGGAACCAAGGAGACCAACCATAAAAATGATTGTTCTCGGAACTTTGTGTCCCTTGATGGTTGAAAGAACCTCACGGTTCTCATCAATTTTGGAAAGAAGTGCGACAGTCATTGCGGACATCGTTTGAGCAAAATGTTTTTCAGCAGGAACAAGCGAGTTTTCAGGAGTTTCGGTGGAATTAACCACGGGGCGTCAGAAAGCGTGTTTGGTGGAAGCAAGGGTGCTCGGAAGTTTGTAAGGTTTCTCTTGATTTTAATTGTTAGTGAGGAACCTATTCTTGATAAACATATTTTCTAATGTTTCATTTTTTGTTTAACCTTTCAGTTTTTGATTGTCGTCATTCGAATCGAATAGAATGAAACTCGAGATAGAGTAAAATAACAACTAATATTTAATTTAGTGATATTAATTGTTATTTAATTTTGTGAAAAACATATTTTTATTTTTGAAATAGCATGTCATCAAAGAATTGTAATTCAAATTTAATGGGTCCACCAGGACCTCGAGGACAAAGAGGACCAGAGGGACCCACAGGACCATGTGGTCCTCGAGGACCAAAAGGAGACACAACAGGTGTGACAGGTTGTGTCGGTCCAACTGGTCCAATGGGACCAAGAGGTTGTACGGGTGCTACAGGGGCTCTTGGTCCAACTGGTCCCACAGGGCAAAGAGGTTGTACGGGTGCTACAGGTGATCAAGGACACACAGGTGTTTCAGGTGGTACAGGTCCAACAGGTCCTCAAGGAAACACAGGTCCAACAGGACCACAAGGAATGCAAGGAAATCCTGGTCCAACAGGTCCTCAAGGGATACAAGGAACAATTGGATTTCCAGGTGTTACTGGACCAACAGGACCACAAGGAATGCAAGGAAATCCAGGTCCACAAGGAACACCTGGTAACCAAGGTCCACCTGGTCCAATGGGTCAACAAGGAACACCAGGTGTCCAAGGAAATCCAGGTCCAACAGGACCACAAGGAATGCAAGGAAATCTTGGTGCCACGGGACCCACTGGATCTATCGGTTTACCAGGTCCAACAGGGGCACAAGGAATTCCTGGTATTCAAGGTCCAACAGGTTCACAAGGATCTAACGGAGCAACTGGTGCTCAGGGTGTTCCTGGTGTGATTGGAAATCACATAACTCAATATTTAATTAGAATTACGAGTTACGAACCAGGTTCGGTTGCAAATGTTTCAGAATCCTTATCTATCAACACAGCGATGCTAATGTCATCTGATTCACCACCGAGACAAGCTTCAATTTCAGCTGTTTCACAACAAGGTTCCGCGATACTTCAATTTTTTGTTTCACCAACAAATCCTTCAAATACGATTCTTCGATTAAATATCGCAGAAATGTCTCTCTTGACACCACCAAGTCCAATCGTAAATTCAAGTACATCAATTCTCGATTATACATCGTACGTCGCAAAGAGAACATCACTGTTATCATATCCATATTATATCCTAACTATCCATTGGGTATAATTAATCATCAATTATTTATCATTTGATAAATAATTTATCCTTCAAACTATATTTTAATATAATTTCTTTGAAACTTTTCTAACATCAGTGCCTCTCAAATTAAGTTGGATCCATTCAGTAACGTCATTCAAACATTTATCATCAAATTTTTCATTCAACCAATCGATGTGTGGTTCAAATGGAAGTATACGTAAACCGTTATCTTTGTTTCTTGAATATGATGTGGGATTATCATCAAGTATCATTGTGTTACTAGAATTCATATCTCTTCTTATTTTATACATGTCAGATAAAGGTTTAATCATTCCATTGGGTGATTTTGTACAATCATTGCGAGTAAAAATTGTTTTTGGTAATGGAAGACGATTACCATGAAATATTTTTTTACAAATATGATGAACATACCTCTCTTCACCTGCACTCCAAACATTAACTGATTTAAAAAACCTAAAACAAAACACAAGAAAATCTTTGAGAAATGGTCTTTTACAAGCATATACTTTTTGAGTTGTACCTGTTCCTCTTCGTTCACCAAAATCATTCAATTCAAAATAAAACATATTAAAAATCAAATCAGGATTTTCTTTTATTTTTTCTTTTATTTTACCACTTAATTTTTCATCATCTTCATCCATGTACGTGTGAACAGCTGTTTCATCGAGATCCAAAACTATGTGATAATCTGTTTTTGGAACAGGGGTTCGAAACATTGTTTATTATTGAATACTTAAATTTAATTCAAGTCAAGTCGAACGAGTTTCATTTTAATCATATAAAATGAAACTAAGATTATTTTTACTCACATATTTCTTGAAGTAAATCTTTGATCACAGGTTCCCTTGATTTTTTTGATGAAACAACTGCATTATTTGGATCCCAAAGTATCAAGCGATCCTTACATCTTGTACATGCAGTATAAACTAACCTTGATGTGACGAATGAAGGTGAAGATTCTGGTGGTAAAACGACTATTACATTTGACCATTCACTTCCCTGACTATTATGTGAAATAAATCCATTACTAAGAAAAGTAGAATCATTTGTTTCAAAATCATACATTTGGATATCAGGTAAATGTTCGATTGAAACTATTTCGTCATAAAATACACCAGAATATTTTTTAACAATGGTTAATGAATTTTTCTTTCTTTCAGTTATGATTCCATGGCGAAGATATTCTATTTGTTTAAATTCATTGTTCGATCCGAATTCGATCGTAAAAAAATCCCTCAAATAATGTTCGATTGATGAAAAACGAGAACCAGATTTTAATCCCACTGAATCTCCGACTTTTAAGTTTCTCATCGAAATCCATTCATCTCCAATCAAAATCGGATGTCTCTTTGAACCAATCATCGAATAACCTAATGTTGTTGTGATTTTAATACCAGTTTCAGTTATTCCGCGAAACAAAGATAAAGTTGTTGTACTTTCAGATTTACCATCTATTTCTAATTTAAGATTCATTAATCTTTTTTTACTTGAATTATCTAATGAACCAATTTGGATCAATCCATTTTCAGTAGATATCCAAGTATCTTTCGATACACAACGATGAACAGTGATCGCATTTCCATGAACCAAAACTCGAGTCGTCAAATTAATAGAAAATTCATCTTTTACTATTTTTTTCTTTCTATATTCAGGTTCATATGTTGAAAATGGAAATATTTGGTCTTGAAATTTAACTCCTATTTTTGTCTCATCTTTTGAGATCCATTGAACGTATCCTTCTTCACCATTCATAACATCAATCTCATAGTTATTTTCTGTCATTAAAACTCTGTCACTAACTGAAAATTCTACCCCTCGATAATCCTTAACTCTTTTTTGTCCTTCGTCATAGATCAATCGAAACATTTGATTCAACTGATGTAAATATTTATTATATGGTGTGATAAGAATAAGATCCGATGATTTTATTTCATTTTCATACATGTGTTGAATAATATCAGATATTTTATCCATGTCTCCTTTTATTATGTAAATGTCATCTGATGGGAACACTGACTCAATTTTCTGATAACGAATCAAATCTGCTAATTCCCTTATACTAGTACCTGTTGTACGAAAGTTTTTTGTCAATGTTACAGAAACTACATTTTTTAATGATGAAACAATATTAAACAATCGTCCCCATGATATTGGTGGTAATTGCCCATCGTCTCCAACCAATACTAGTTGAGTTAACTTATTAAATTTTTGAATAAATCTGAACAAAAGTTCTGTTGTTACCATAGATGCTTCATCAATGACCAATCTTGTTATTGGTGGTTTCATCGAAGATGCAATCATTCGATCCATTGTGGAAATAATACAAGGTCTTTTTTTGATACACTGTTTCAACCTAGCGACAGCTTTTCCAGTAAACGAAACAAAAGCTGTTTCTATTTCTATCTGTGTAGCTAAGTGTTGTAAAATAGTACTTTTACCTGTTCCTGCTTTACCCAAAATAAGAGAAAGACCACAGTGTGTCGCATTTTCCAATGCTTCTTTTTGTTCATCTGTTAATTCATCATGTTGATCTGATTGAACATATAAATTAAGTGGTAAACTATCTCTTAATCTAATAATTAAATCACCAACACTCGATGAAACCTGATGAACATAACGAAAATAAATTCTATTATTTTCGATGACACAATAGAATTTTTCTATTAAAAAATCAATTAAAGAATCAATTAATTTATACTTTTCTCTCATTTTATCTAATACTACGTATGTGTCTCCTGAATTCAATGATGATCGAAGAGATCTAATGAGTGAACCACAATAATATTGCATGTCTGTTGATGAAATATCAAGGTTTTCACATATATCTTTTGCTTCATCCATCGTGATAGATGAAATTGCAAATGGATTTGTCAAAGCAACTTGGAGAATTTCATCTTCAGGTATGAAAGATGTTTTTACTTTATCACTAGACAAACTAAGTAATCTAAGTTGTCGAATAAAATGCTGTTTATACCACCCAACAAGTAAAACTTCTGATTGAACAGAATCAAAGTTACATGAGAGTAAAAAGGATTTACTTGATTCATCTCTTGTTTTGTTCCAAATCAAACATGCTGATGTAAGTTCATCAGAAATATCTGAACAGTGTTCAATCTTTTTAAAAAATAAAAGATACGACCTTCCAAAAATATGAGAAAAAGTAGTTCGAATAGAATCAGATGTGTCTGGGATTGACACTGCTGGATACTTCGTCATTTTACCTGAACATGGGTTTTGAAGTTTGTTCGTGTTGATTGTACAAGCAATTAAATCAAATTTATGATAAGGTAAATTATATTCTTCTGTGTTTGCATAAACAACATATTTCGTATCGCTGCAAAATATTCGAATTTGATTCTTTGTAACTGAAGTGATAACACCGTATATTTCAACTTCCATTTTATTTTGATTTGTAAATGATCATTTACAAATCAGTTAATTCTTATTTGATTTAAATTACTTTGATTCTATTTATTTAAGCTTCGATGGTGGAACAGGTGTCTGTCTCTTAATTGAAAACCCAGATGAAACTGGGCTAGTCGTTGTCATTGGAATCGATCTTTCAATTTTACCAAGTGTAGACATTGATCTCGAAACAGGTTCTCGGATCTGAGTTTCTGTTGAAACCAATTGAATCAAAGGTTCATTACTCTGAAATTGTTCAGGAACTTTAGGTGATATTCTTGCCAATGAATCCGGTGATTCACGCATAATATCATAAACAATTGATGAACCAGCTAGGTTTTCAGCTAGTGTCTTTGATGGATCATATTTTTTACCCGGATTTGTTGCGAGACCTTTTGGTGGTGTGATTGCAGTTATGATTCTCATCCTGCAACATTGTTTTCGTAATTCAAGTTCATCCAAAACATACTCATGATTTTGTATATTTAGTTCTTTCATTTTCAGAAATATCTGTGATGCTTCAGATAAATCGATACCACAAGAACAAAAACGATTCTGATTCTCAAATGACATCTCTATTTTAGTTTCCACAAGAAATTTCTAACGAAGTTTTTCTTACCTGCTTTTCAAAATGTGGCACCGACGGGAACGAAAATCGAATGTTTCAATATGGGATTATATTCTTACTATTGTTGCAGTGGCAATGATAGGAACACTTGTAACTGCAAAAGGTGTTAGTGGTCTTTGGTATTCGATGCTTCAAAAACCTGTGTGGATGCCACCAAAATGGGTTTTTAGTGTTGTGTGGACAGTGATGTATATTTTAATTGCAGTTGTGACTTCAATTGCTGCAAAGAGAGCTTGTCCTTCAATGAGAAAATGTTTGAATGTGGCTTTTGTAATTCAAATTGTTTTGAATCTTTTGTGGACGGTTGCTTTCTTTGGTTTACAAGATCCAAAATTAGCTTTAGTAATTATTATATTTTTATTGGTATCAATAGTGTTTCAGACATACATCCTATTCAAAATAAATTCATTTCTTGCTGGTATTTTTGCTCTTTATTTTATTTGGGTTGTATTCGCAATGACCCTGAATTGGTCAATTGTATCTTTAAATGCAAACTAAAAAATAATATTGATATGATCACTTGAGAGATATATGATAATAATGAATATTAAATGTTATGAGTTAATTAAACTAAAAATATTAGTAGTATAATGGGTTTTTGTTTTGTTGATAAAACTTACATCTCATTCTTTGTTTGTTTACTTGTTACATCTCATTCATTGATTTTCAAATTATTATTCTATACTTCAAATATATTTCATCTTCAAATATATTTGAGAATACAAGTTAAATCAGAAATATTAACAATAATATAAATGAGTTTATATTATTGTTAATATTATTGTTAATATTATTGTTTGAAACTTACATCTCATTCATTGATTTGTAAAACTCACATCTCATTCATTGATTTGTAAAACTCACATCTCATTCATTCATTGTTTGAAATCAGAATCTCAAATATATTTCATTGATTGTTTAAAATCAAAATCTCAAATATATTTCATTGATTTGTAAATTATTATTCTATACTTCAAATATATTTCATCTTCAAATATATTTGAGAATACAAGTTAATTCAAAAATATTAACAACACAAATAAATCAAATTATATCATTGTTTGAAATCAGAATCTCAAATCTCATTCATTGATTGTTTGAAACTCAAATCTCAAATCTCATTCATTGATTGTTTGAAACTCAAATCTCAAATCTCATTCATTGATTGTTTGAAACTCAAATCTCAAATCTCATTCATTGATTGTTTGAAATCAGAAACTCAAATCTCATTCATTGATTTGTAAATCTCAAATCTCATTCATTGATTTGTAAATTATTATTCTATACTTCAAATCTCATTCATTGATTTGTAAATCTCAAATCTCATTCATTGATTTGTAAATCTCAAATCTCATTCATTGATTTGTAAATCTCAAATCTCATTCATTGATTTGTAAATTATTATTATATACTTCAAATATATTTCATCTTCAAATATATTTGAGAATACAAGTTAATTCAAAAATATTAACAACACAAATAAATCAAATTATATCATTGTTTGAAACTTGAATCTCAAATCTCATTCATTGATTTTCAAATTATCAACTCAAAAATTCAAACATACTACAATATCTCACAAAACAGACAACGATGTTAATTTTCGAATAAAAGTGTCTATTCTATATTCAGACTTATCTAAGAAACGAAGATATTCATATCCTTTTCTCACCAAATCAAATGTAATATTCAATTTTCCAATTTTATCATAATATAAAGGATAATTTTCACCTAAATATTCAACAACAGCAGGATGACGATTAATAAAAATAGGGGTCGATCGAACTATACATTCAATGATAGTGTTAACTGCACTTGCATCAATTAAATTTATACAAACAATGTTTTCAGATAATAGAACATCATATTCAGAATTACTCAATGTTTTTAACACGCGCACTTCTGAAATCATCCTTTTTAATGAGTCGACCGTCTCATAAACCCATGTGGGATAAATTATTGAAATATTATCATCAAACAAACAAGAAAAAACTAATTCAAGTTGTTCATCATTAGTTACCACACCAGTTCTTCTCAAATATTCTGCACAACCCCAGATCCATTTGTTACGATCAGCACGACACGCCATTTTAATGTCTCCGTTATTGCTCTCATTCGGTGGGAAATAAGAATCCATATTATGTCCCTTGAGTGCACATTTAATCATCATTGGTGGTGTTTTCAGTTCATATATTGAAAATGGATTCCTCAACCAAGCACCGATTTGTACAACTTTTTTATTTGAGTTTCTCTGAAATTTCTCATATGTAAACTTCAATGAAGGAAATTCTGTTGGATGTTTCAAAACTATTATTGGAGGAACTCTATTCAGTTGAAACTGAGATAAATGAGAAAATATCCAATCCCTCAGATAATTACTCAATGTAATTAATCCGTGACATGTTGTTAATGATTGTTGGAATTCAGCTGAGTTTAATAGATTAACTGTGTTATTTTCAGAATATTCTGTGTTTGGTGGATGATGAACAATACCTATCCATGGTGTTGTATATGGTAAAATACCTTGAGATACAAATAATTTGTTACACCAGAGAAAAGATCTGTCAATGAATGTATCAAGATAAACCCCATTAAAACTCGAATAAGATTCTAATGATGAAACTACATATTCCCATCCACTACGGTGAACACCATCTAACATGTGTTGTGAAAACATAGATGTGTTAATTGGTTTTTTCTTAACTATATTCTTTTGCTCGGAATACAAAGCTTCTGCATATTCTCGTAATGAATTCAATGGTTCTATTCCCTTGAGATAGCACGATGAATAATCTGGAAATCCTGTAATCATAAATCGAAGTTTTTCTTTAGCTAAGTCAGTTGAATCTGATTTTTTTGCTTCAAATACAATGTCATTCAATAAATGTGGTCTTGTTGCAACATTAATTCTTTGTTCAGCTAAAATTATCCATTGATTGCTCAAATGTTTTTGTGTGACTCCTAATATAATTCTTGTAAAATCAATTGAATCACATAAATTATGAGCCTGAACCAATTGACGTGAATCGAGTGACACCTGATTTTTTGAATTATACATATTAACGTAGGGAAGATTTAAATCTTGAGCTATCCACAACATTGGTGGACATGTTATTATGGTGAGAAATTTAATTGATTTCCGAATGTAATTGATTTGTGTTCCAAAATCAAAAGCAAGTGGATATGGGAATTGACCGTTAGAGTTTGCCCATTTTACATAAAAAGTAATTGAATTTGAAACATAAGAATCAAAAATAGGAATTTCGCATGATAAATCAGTATCAGAAAGTAAAAGAATATCAGGTAAATAATGACTCCGAAAAGTACCAAGAGATTTTTGTAAATCAATTAAATAAGTTCGATCAGTAATGTAAACATGATCAAACATTGTTAATTTTGATATTAGAGATAGATCATCAAAAGAAACATTGAATGCTAATTTAAATATTTTTGATTCAATGTTTGAAATAATGTTACAATGATCAGCGTTGATTCTTCCACTCACACACAACACATCATAATCACATATACATGAATATGTGAAATAATCCCATGTGATGAAGTCTGTGGTAATTTTTGTTGAAAGTATCGATCGAAAAATTGATCGATAATCATTTTCGTAGGACTCAACCACTAACCATTTCATTTTATATGGTGAGAAAATATGATGTATATTTTGATATAGGAAAATTCTATTTGGTCTTATTTTATTTGATGTGTGTCAAATAAAATAATATATTTTAACTTGATGATTAGAATCAAATTAAAATAAAAAATGATTTATCATTGTTCACTTGTGATTGTTGAATCATTTATTTCAGAATCAAAGAAATAATCAAATATGCTTATGTTTCCGTAATTTCCCCTGCGATATTTATGATGTTTCCAATGTCTATCTTTAAACATTTCAGTATGAGAAGCAACATTCGATGTAATGTAAAGAGGAGCTGCAATGTAAATATCAGTTAATGATAATGATAACATTTGAATTGGAATACCTAAAACAAATGAAGTAATTATTGTTTCAAAAATTGATGCATATTGAGCATATATTGGTGTTAATATTTTTGGTTCATGATGAGTTTTATGTAAAATATATCCTATTTTTGTATGCATTAATCTATGTACAACATAAAAAAGAAACTCTTCAAATAAAATGTAAGAAATTATGTTAAAAATTGTATCACCACCATTTCTTGAAACATAATGTTTATCTCTCAAGAAAAATAAAGGTGTAACTGAGAGAGAAAAGATATTTAAAAAAATAAGTATAGACTGGTATATTGTTGGAGATGAACGATGATTGTTTCTCCAATAAAACCAAATCATGTTCGTCAAATATAATGAAATAGAATAAATTGGAAAAAGATAAAAAGAATTTATACCAGATATTTCTAATGAATATGTCTCTGGGTTTGATATTCGGAATAAAAAAAGATAAGAAAGTAAGATTATACTAGTTTGTTCAATCATTTGAATATTAAAATGTGTATATTTAATATGTTGTTGATATGGAATTTTGTTAGATGTGAATCATAAAAAGGATTTGTAGTGATAAATGAGATTTGATAAATGAAATTTAAGTTTTTGTTTTGAGATTGAAACAATGATACAACTTGATTTGTTTGTGTTGTTAATATTTCTGATTTAACTTGTATTATCAAATATATTTGAAGATGAAATATATTTGAAGCATAGAATAATAATTTGAAAATCAATGAATGAGATTTGAGATTTACAAATCAATGAATGAGATTTGAGATTTACAAATCAATGAATGAGATTTGAGATTTACAAATCAATGAATGGGATTTGAGTTTCTGATTTCAAACAATCAATGAATGGGATTTGATATTCTGATTTCAAACAATCAATGAATAAGATTTGAGATTTGAGATTTACAAATCAATGAATGAGATTTGAGTTTTTGATTTCAAACAATGATACAACTTGATTTGTTTGTGTTGTTAATATTTCTGATTTAACTTGTATTCTCAAATATATTTGAAGATGAAATATATTTGAAGCATAGAATAATAATTTGAAAATCAATGAATGAGATTTGAGATTTACAAATCAATGAATGAGATTTGAGATTTACAAATCAATGAATGAGATTTGAGATTTACAAATCAATGAATGAGATTTGAGATTT